GTCAGCACCCCGTCCGGTGATGGCACCGCCGACACCCGCTGCAAAATATTCCCCGCCTTGTGCTGTTTCCCACCTACCAGCGGCTTTGCTATCTTCTTGTAGTGTAGTTTTGAAAATTTTTGCATAGTCTTCGGAGTCAATTAAGTTCTTAGCCTTACGACCAAACCTAATTGCAAGTTCTCCAGTGTGCGTTGCTTGAATTATTTTGAGTTTTGGAGTACGGCCCACCATCCATGCAGGCAAAAGATAACTTGCAAACTCTGATTTCGTATGACGTGGAGGCATGTTGACAATCAGTCGGGTAATTTCTCCTGTTGCAAGTTTATTAAATTTATCTGCTATGTGTCTATGGTGCGCGCCTTCAACAAATTCTGGCCACACACATTTAACAAAGCTTAAGAAATCACTTTTAGCTTTATTTTGTATTTTTTTCTCTGCATGCATTACCTGTAAGTGCAAGAACTTCTTTCTAACGTCAGCAGGTAGCTTACTAATATCTACTTTTTCCAAATTCATAAAAAATTTTATAAAATTTTTTGCACCCTTATAGGATGTTCAAAACGTTTTTACCACCATTGACAGTCTAAATCAAGCAATTCAACCTAGAGTAGTGGGACCCCTTTTTAAAAAAGGGGGAATAGGGTCTATTGATTAAAGATTGATTGAGATTGTTTAGGGACCCCTCGGGATCCATGGGACGTGAGCCCAGGCGCGTTAGCGCCTGGGCTGAGATGACTAGTCTAACAGAACCATATAAGCTTTGGCATTATGTTTCATGAACCATGAAAGTTTATCTCTCATGTGTTGCCAATGCTTGCTCGCACCTGTGCCAAGTTCTACGTCCTCGATTGTAGCCTGTACCTCGTGCAAGAATATTTCATCGTGCTTCTTCGCTTCTTCTTTAGTTAGCATAACAGATTCACCATTGAATCTGTTTCTTCTTTCTTCTGTTCTTTCTGTTGTCATTTATTCCTTTCTGTTAATAGGAGTATCCTATATTAATCAACATTATTGTCAACACCTATTTTTTGAATAGTGTGATAATTACGACCATAACTAGTATGTGTAGTCTTTTTCTCATAACCCTCAGTTATTCTTCTATGTTCAATAAATGGTGGCAATGTTCTTCGTGCGATACTTTCCATATTAACATTCAGCCATTCATTCTTACAAGTCTGACTACAGAAATATTTATCTGAGTCTGGAAATCTATAACCCCAACTAGTTTCGGTCTGGTCGATTTTAGCATATGCATAGCGCCCACGAATTATTCCTTTAGATTTTAGAAATCTATCTGATGTTGGATTTGTATGACACCAAGGTCCTTGGCAAAAATGTTTATTGGGCATTAAAATCCTCTCTATTATTTGGTAGCATAAAGAAAAACTTTACTCCGAAAGTAATTGCTATTGCTAAACCTATCCACAAATCAATGTGGATAGCTATAATCGTACCTAAAAAGACCATTGCAAAATGCAATGCAAAGTAAATTGCGTACAACATTATTTATCTCCTTTCATTGTCCATGATACAGTTGCATTTCTAAAGTTATCTGCCTCAATATCAAAGTAAGTGCAAATTGCTTTACCAGATTTATCTGTCCAATATCTGCAACCCTCAACCCATTTACCTAATCTAGTAATATGTTTTTTATGTTTGTCTGCGTAGTATGTTATTTTAAATGTTTTATCTGTTATCATTTTATTTCTTCTTTCTGTTAATTAGGGTTATCCTATCATAAGTAGGATAACCCTGTCAATAGCTTAAATTAATTTATTTTTCCCTCACTTTCATATTGCTTTCTAATTGCTATTTTCTGCTCTCTCGTCATGGTAGTATTTTTCATGCCTTTAATCATACTAGCCAAGTTCACAGGATTATAGATTGTAAGTCCTGTTGAATTACATCTAACAAGTTCTGCCTCATCAATTTCAATGCCAAGTTCTTTCATCAACTCAACACCCTCACTTAAATATCTATAAGCCTTTAAGCCTGTTTTCATAGCTTGTTTTTGTTTTTCAATGCTATCAATCCATTTTTGATGACAAGTAATTACATTTGCTTTTGCAAGTTTTAACATTTTAAAAACTTGAAATTCCTCTTTAGTACAAGCAATAGTTCTTGAACGACAATGTGATGTTCCAATAATATCTAAATAAAATTGACTATCAAACTCTCTCGTCATTCCAACTGAATTATCATCATCAGAATTATAACTAGAATAATGACTATAACCTAAAGCTTTATCATTTGCGTCAATGTGTTTAGTTTTATGTGGGTTATCATCTTTTCCATTTTGTTGTGCAAGTATATCTGCATTACACTCTTTTGCTTTTAGTTCTTCTCTTTTATAAGCATAAGCAAATTGTTTTCCTGTTTCATCACTATACTCACTATTGCCACAACTACCAAATAAACCAAAATCAAAATGTTCAGATATATTTCTATCTCTTTCATCTTCATCTTCTTCTAGGTTTTCTTTTGCATAAGAGAAATAAAAGCATTTATCTTTTGCAACAACATCTAAAGGTTGTCCATACTTTGCTTTTAAACTTTTGCAAGTTGCAACATCTTCACTTGGATATGCTCTATTAACTACAAGTTTAGCAAGTTCAAAAGCTTTCGGATAAGCATAATCAACATTTTCTCTAGCTTGAAGAAAAGCTTGTTGTTCTTGCGTTGTTTCTGTTTCTGCGTGTTCAACATACCGATTTAAAATTTTATTTCTAAATTCAGTATTCATTCTTATTTTACTCATTGTTTTCCTTTCTATATTTTTATTTTGCATAAAGTATTAATATCACTTGACATTTAATTGTCAAGGGATTATATAGGAGTAATTGAATTAATTTTAAGTTGGTGGATTATTCTATCCTTAAAAATGCAAGAGCAGACTAACGACTTAAAAGGTATTTAATTAGTGTTCGATTTGAGAGGTTGTACTACACTTAAAATTGGGAAACTCTCGGGACAACTTCTGGTTGTGGTGTGTGACGTGTAATCCGATATCATCCACAATCAGAACTGATCCCTGATCCAATTGCATAAACTTGCGAGAGACGAAACTCGTAGTAATTGGATCTGGGATCAGATGTTGATCACTGCGGGATTTTAACCGCTATAGTTTAGGTCGCGATCTCGGAGCCGAGATGGGAAAGTAAGGTTGCAAACTGAAATTCTCGCCTACACAGGACAACAACTGATCCCTGATCCTTGTTATTAGTGGCAAGGTGCTAGCAACCGCGCTGTGAAGAGCAAGGATCTGGGATCAGTCAACGCGCAGCTTTGACGCCTTACGTCTATTGAGTATCGTGTGGAGACTGATCACTTTAGAATGATTCTAAAAATCATTCTAAAGAAGAAAGAATTAAGCGCCAAGCTTCAAGCAGCAAGCAATGCTTGACAGCGTGTCCTGGAGATGGTAGGATGAGCTTAGAAAGGAATAAAACATATGAATGAAGGAATGGAAAACTTAAAAGAAATACAAGACTTAGAAGAGAGATCGATCAACCCGTTGATCAGGATCGCAAACGCTCTAGAAGAGATTCTAAGACTAGTAAAGCAGGATATGCAAAAGTATGAAAAAAAGAATTAAACACAATAACCTGCTGCCATGGTTCACTCAGGACCATGGCACACTGCCGGCCGCGTACCTGGCCAGCTGTGAAAAGTTTTTTAAAGAGTTAAGCTCCAAGCGGCAAGCTTCAAGCAACAAGCTTCAAGCTTGACAGAGCCCGGACCAGGTGATAGTAATAGGATAATAAAGGAGAAATTATGAAAACAGAAGAAGCATTTAAAATAATAGGAGGCAGCCTGAGCAAGCCTTCAAAAATGCCTGGATGGTCAATAGGTCTACCAGCCAAGGAATGTAAAACAGGCTCCAAGCTCAGACAAGTTAAAGGCAGCACCTGCTATGACTGTTACGCTCTTAAAGGTTGTTACGTGTTCAAGGTGGTTCAGGATGCACAGTACCGGAGACTGGCAGCTATAAGCAGCCCGCAATGGGTTGAAGCTATGGCGCATTTAATAAATTCTAAAAAGCCCGATGTCTTTAGATGGCATGACAGCGGAGACGTGCAGGACTTGCAGCATTTAAATAAAATTTATGAAGTCTGCAGGTTAACACCTTCAAAGCGTCACTGGCTCCCGACCCGTGAAGCATGGATCAAGGACCATGTATCACGAGCCCCGGATAATTTGGTTATAAGGTTCTCCATGCCAATGATTGACCAGCCCGCGGCGTTTACATGGTCAAACACTTCAACAGTGGTTACAAGCGGCGCCACGTGTCCCAGCCCGAAGCAAGGCAATCAATGCTTAGATTGCAGAAACTGCTGGAATAAAGAAATAAAAAATATATCATACGGTCAACATTAAAATGTGGAGACACCCAAAATATTATAAAGAATTACGCAAGCTACGTAATAATCTGGATCAGGCCATTAGCGACGAAGCTTCGACGGAAGCGACAAGCGTGCGCCCTGGTCCGGGCCTCAAGCGACAAGCTTCAAGCTCCAAGCAGCAAGCCTCAAGCAAACCTAAACCAGAACCTAGTTCAGGTTCTTCAAATATTTAATACAAGCCTCAAGCCCCAAGCAGCAAGCTTCAAGCTTCAAGCCGCAAGCTACAAGCTCCATGATCCGGGCACCTGGATACAGGTGAACAAGTTTCGAGGACCTTGGACCAAGGGCCTCGACCATGATAAATGTGTTGTGTGGATGTGCCACGTGAAACGCAATTTGGTGTGGAGAAAAGCGTACCTTGTTCCCCTTCGTGACTTTTAATTCTAAAGTAAAAAAGTGCCCAGAATTATTATACCCCAATAGATCAGGAGTGCCGAGTAAGCTAAGGTTTTCAATCCGAATCCACGAAATTCCATCGGAGTTTCGCTTAACTTTTTGATATAATTTTGCCTCTGGACCCATAGGTTTTTTAGGGTTACTGGTACATGCATTTAGAACTCTTTCATAAGACTTGGAGGCAGAATAATTTCCTGTTTCTCCTGTGTTTTAATAACTACACGAATTGATGGCTGACCAATTATACCTTGGTCTTGCACTTCAATTCTTTTAATCTCATGAAGTCGTCCGTTCTTTTCAATATAAATTTTAGCATTCGAAACTGCATTACCTTGTTTGGTACCAGCTTTGTTTGCCTCTGTGAACTTTGACAAAAACTCTTGCAGATGTTTTACAAACATTACAAACCCGCATCTCGAAGACGATTAAGAAGCGTAGCATTATCGTCTGCAAGAATAACATTATCTCTCTTACAATCAGCTAAATCTTGTTGAAGTTTACCGTTTAACTTACGATGAGACTCTTCAACTTCCTTTACGCTTTTTAATTCACTTGTCAAGTTTTGTATTTGTTTTGTCAAATCTAATTCTCCTCGATCATCTTTCATATTGACAATATAGGATAGTTACCTTAAATTGTCAACATGGGAGTTCCTAAAAGATTAACAGAAATGCAACAAAGATTCGCTGAGTTTTTAGTATTCGGTGGACCTGATGGACCAGTCACACAAGGAGAAGCGGCAAAGCTTGCTGGCTATTCCGAAAAGAGATGTAGACAAGAAGGATCAGAACTTTGTAATCCAAGACTTAGTCCTTTAGTTGTTCAGTATATTGGTAAACTTAAGGAAGAGAGATTAAGAAAGTTTGAAGTGACCTATGAAGGACACGTAGCAGAACTAGCAAGACTCAGAGAAGCTGCACTTAAAAAGGGTTCATTCTCTTCTGCAGTCAATGCGGAAGCAAATAGAGGAAAAGCGGCAGGGCTATATATAGACAGAAAAATAATAAAAACAGGGAAACTAGAGGACCTGTCAGAAGCAGAACTAGAAACCAAAATGAAACAAATTTTAGACGACTACGCACCGATTTTAAATGCGAAGCAGATTGATGGTGAGGTTGTTGAGACACCTAAATCTTCTGAATCTTCTTCACCCACTGACGAGGAATCATCGTCCGATCCCCAAAACTAAAACTACCATCATCTTCTTTATCGTAGGAAGCAAATAATTTAATTGAAACTTTATCTTTAGAGTATAGCCAACCTTCATTAACTGGTCTAGCTAACTTCATCTTGTCGAATTCTTTTTCGTTTGCCCAGCCGCTGTCGCTTACGCAATCTATCCACTCCACTCTTACCTTTGGAAATGGGATGTCGCTTACGCTTGACTGGTTTACGTTTACTTTTCTTCTTGTCTTTTTTCGAGGCATAATAATATTCCGGATTGTGTACTCGATTCAACATATCAAAAAAGTTTTCTTCTGTCATCTTCAAATCTGTATAGGTATGGTAAAAGTTTTCATAAAATCATAAAAATGAAATGCCTCGCGCGCGGGCAATCTGAGATTTAACCCATTAGGACAAAATAATTTGTCCCAGTACACTTTTTTTTCACACATTTTGTCCATCATTTTTGTTGTATACCAACACTTCTAGGTCAAAAGTACAAAAAGACAAAATATCTGTAGCACATTTTATTTTTTTTTATAAAACTTTTGCCATACCTATACAAACTGTCCTTAGAACGATTCTAAACTAGATTTGAACACATTTATGCCACATTTGTGACACAATTCAGCCTTATTTGGTGAAATCAGATGCGGCAATCTGGACGTTTGCCTGCTCTTTTTCGCTGTGTTTCAACTCATGGTACATGTCTAGCCTCTTCAAAAACTTGTGTTTCCACGCCCTGAGATCGGCGTCTTGTATCTTAAATTCCTGATAATAAAGATCAGGTGTGCACATCATTATGACACCCTGTCTAATCTTGCTACCATAAACATGGTCATGAGCCATAGCATAAGCTGCTATTTGAAGATAATAATCTTGTATCCACTCTTCTTTCTTTGGTCTATTGGATTGTTTAAAGTCTACTATAGTTTCCATACCATTGTGTAGACATACGAAGTCAGTGCTCCCAGCATAAAGGCCAGGATAATGTAATGTAACTTCACACCCATAATATTCTTCCACAGGTGTAAGGCCGACTTCAATAATTTTTTGGGCCATGGGCTTCGCCGCTTGTCCGATCCCTGTAAGATCATCGTACCCAACTCCTTGTATATGAGATTCCAAGAACTTGTGCATAGAGGTCCCCCTGGAACTAGATAAATTTTTGATTCGTTCTGCTTCTTGTTCTCCAACTTTGGCCTTCCAGTTTTTTAAAAATTGTTGATCTTTGGTGGCGCTTAATATCGTAGTTACACTTGGAAGTCTAGACCCAACGATGTCATAAACCCTGGTCCCTGATTCGTGGTCCGTGATCTGTTTTCCTTGTATATAGTTGAATTTATTACTTTTTTTTATCATCCCGTTCTTTTTTATTTTTTAAAGATTGTTCGTAACTCTCTTTCAATTCATCGTTTTCTTTTTTACCAAAAATCTCGTTCCAACGTTTTCTATATACATCATCTGAGGGTCGAGATCTACCATCCCATTTAGGTTTTTTATTTGACATATTTTTTTAAGAACTCCGCTATTTTTTCTACTTTATTAATTAACTCTAAATAACTTAATTGATTCTTCATACCATTAGCATATCTTTCAGTAAATGAGAAATTACTAGGATGATTATTGAGTCTATTACCATCTTTATGATCTACTTCAACTAAATTACTTTTAGCATTTATAATATCTCCAGTAATAGTTGATCTAGTCCATGGTGACATAATAGGTCTACCATCGTCATAGAAATCTAGTTGTTTGGTCCAAGGATGAACTGATTGTTTACTTACCTTTTCATTAACCTGGATATGAGGCCAGACTTCATTTAAACAGTCTTTTATCTTTACTCCCTTATGTAATAATTTATTTTTATTAGACATATATGTTTCTCCTTCTTTTAATCGTTTAACTCCATATAAAAAACTTCTACCTTTTTTACGTAAAGGAGTATTAAATGTTTCTTTAACTTCTTCATAATCTCCTCTATCTCTATAGATAAAATTCCAAACTTTATTCCACTCATCTCTTCCACTTCTTTCTCTTATCTTGATACAAGCCTCCGTTGGATTCTTATAGTAGTTAATCATACCAATAGTACAACCAACCTCAGCTGCTATCTCCCTGTATTTTTTAATAGGGACACCGTTTTTAAAATATTTATAAATAGCCTCGCGTAAATTTCTCTGTTGAGAGACTTTATTTTGCATTTTTCTTTAAGATGGTCCATGGTGCGTTAGCCGTTCTCAATCCGTCTTTCTTCTTATCCCAATATCTTTTACATAAGTTTCCAGTACTCGCTATAAACTCATGTTGATTATCGGGATGAGGATCGTACGGTCTAATCACATGTTTCCCATCAGATTTTGAAAAATATTTTATAAAATATTTATTTTCTTGCATTCTTTATTACCACTTTCATTACTGTGCTTAACGGATCAGGTGTATGTTTAGTGCAACTTACTATCATCATCTGTAGAAAAATCAGCATCGTTATAAACAATATCAGTTTCGGGCTGATGTACATAAAACTCTCCTTCCGAATCACAGTCCCAGCACTGATGGATAGACTCTCCTTCTTCAGTGCCGACTTTTAAATAGCCATTACCCTTACAAGTAGGGCAATAAACTATTCTTACATTATGCTTTTTTAATTTTTCCATTTAACTTCTTCGCTTTCTCATTTGCAATCTGCTCAATGGTTTTACTAATTGATAGTTTTGCATCAGGCAATAATACCTTCGACAAACTAATCAAAGTCTTGTATGTTTCGTGTGTTAACGAAACGTTTCTATATTTAGTTATATCAGTCATGATTTCCTTTCATTTATTTCTGATGATTATATAGGATTGATTAAGGATTTGTCAAGATGAAATTTATATTATTATTAACTATGTGTAGCTATGTAAGTGGTACTTGCATGCCCACTTTTGAATGGCCTACTAAATT